CTTGGGTGGCTTTATGTCGGGGATGGAGATCTGTCGCTCAACGAACAAATGATCACCGAAGGATATGCCTGGTCATATGATGGTGGTACCAAACAGAAAGATTTTGAAACTCTGAAGCAAATCCGTCGTGGATATGGAACCCTCTCAGAGTGAGGACGAATGGAACTTTGAGTGGTCCATGAACATTAAGGCTATCCGATTGATGTACAGTCACATCTGTTATTCAATCGAGATGTGGCCAGGAGCACCAGCACGACCTGCTGAAGAGCAAGAATTTCTCCATGACATGAAGAGAAAACTTTTTGCAATGATCACTGAATATAATTTCTATCATGGCGAGTGACAACATTTATCTAGGTAATCCTAATCTAAAGAAAGCGAATGTATCTCAATCGTTTTCTGCAGAGGAGATTGAAGAATACATTAAGTGTAGTAAGGATCCTGTATATTTTATTCAAAAATACATTAAGATCATCTCACTTGATAAAGGTTTGATTCCTTTTGAGATGTATGACTTTCAGGTCGATATGACCTATAAGTTCCATGAGAACAGATTTAATATTGCTAAACTACCACGACAGTCTGGTAAGTCTACCATTGTGACTTCCTATCTGCTGTGGTATGTGCTGTTCAATGATAATGTCAACGTAGCAATCCTCGCTAACAAAGCGGCGACTGCGCGTGAAATGCTACAACGTCTACAACTTAGTTATGAAAACCTCCCCAAGTGGTTGCAACAAGGAATCAGTCAGTGGAACCGAGGATCTCTGGAATTGGAGAACGGAAGCAAAATCATGGCTGCTTCTACTTCGGCATCTGCTGTACGGGGTATGTCTTTTAACGTCATCTTTCTGGACGAATTCGCGTTCATTCCGAATCATATCGCTGACCAGTTTTTCAGTTCTGTTTATCCTACTATCTCTTCTGGTAAATCAACCAAAGTTATTATCATTTCTACCCCACACGGGATGAATATGTTCTACAAACTCTGGCATGATGCTGAGAGAAATAAGAACGAATATGTAACCACTGAGGTTCACTGGTCAGAAGTACCAGGAAGAGATGCAGTATGGAAAGAACAAACCATCGCGAACACCTCTGAGGAGCAGTTCAGGGTTGAGTTTGAATGCGAGTTCTTGGGATCAGTTGATACCCTCATCTCTGCCTCAAAGTTGCGTACGATGGTATATGAAGAACCGATTAACCGCAATAAAGGTCTTGATATTTTTGAAGAACCTATCGAAGACCATCAGTATGTAATTACAGTGGACGTAGCCCGAGGGGTTACCAAGGACTACTCCGCTTTCACAGTTATCGACACCACGACTATACCTTACCGTATGGTTGCAAAGTATAGGAACAACGTTATCAAACCTTTGTTGTTCCCGAATATTATACACCAAGTTGCTACTGCTTACAACCATGCATATGTACTCATTGAAGTAAATGATATTGGTGGTCAGGTTGCAGATATCATGCAGTTTGACTTGGAGTATGACAACCTCCTTATGTGTGCTATGAGAGGGCGTGCAGGGCAGGTTGTGGGTCAAGGATTCTCTGGCACCAAGACACAGTTAGGTGTGAAGATGTCTACCACAGTCAAGAAAACTGGATGCTCTAACCTCAAAGCATTGATTGAAGATGATAAACTATTACTCAATGACTATGATGTCATCGCTGAGTTGACTACCTTTATTCAGAAGGGTCAAGCATGGGAAGCAGAAGAAGGATGTAATGATGACCTTGCTATGTGCTTGGTTATGTTCTCCTGGTTAGCAACCTCAGATTATTTCAGAGAACTACATGATCAAGATGTCCGTGCTCGCATGTATCTGGAACAGAAAGAACAGATTGAGGCAGACATGGCACCCTTTGGTTTTATAGATAATGGTATAGATGAGACATCATTTGTGGATCCTGATGGACAGGTATGGCACACAGATGAATATGGAGACATGTCCTACATGTGGGATTATCGGTAATGGATCTAGAAGGGGAATTTGAATTAGAACATCTCTTATTGAAGGAACGTACCTGTAAGACATGTGGTAAGACAAAGGACCTACTAGATGGATTCTATAAGACTAGAAAAGATCGGGGATCATTGCCATCAGCGTATTCTTACGAATGTAAACAGTGTACGATCAAAAGAATTGCAAAACGTAGACGACAACCGAGGAAATGGATAACAGACTATCCTGACTGGTAATGCTCACGGCTAGTTTCCCCAGTGAAAATAGTGGTATTTCTAAATAATAGTAGCATCCGATTGATTTACTATCAGGAGTATACCAGATGGCATCCACACAAATTTCCCCAGGTGTAGTTGTCCTTGAAAGAGATCTTACCAATTCTGTAAACGCTACCGTCGATAATGTAGCGGCAGTCGTGGGAACCTTTGAGAAGGGTCCCGTCGAAGAAGTAAGGGTAATCTCAAACGAGAAACAACTCATCGAAGAGTTCGGAAAGCCGAACGACTACAACTACGAGTATTGGTTCTCTGCCGCTCAGTTCCTCCTTTATGGTGGATCTGTGAAAGTGGTACGTGCCGCCAATGACACTCTTAAAAACGCTATTGACACCGCTCAGATCACTCTCGCAACCTTCGCTGCGACTGACACGACTCTGACTGTCAGCGACGCAACAGACGTTGACGTAAATGATCTGTTGAAGATCAACGATGAAATCATGAAGGTCACCGCTGTAAGTGGTGTTGACCTGACTGTTGATCGCGCACAACTCGCAACCACTGCTGTGTTGCATCCCGCTAGTTCTCAGATCATGCTGATCGAACCTAGCACTTCATCGCCAATCAGCAACTCTGGTGTAACTATCACTGATAGTGCAACCTCTATTCCAGTGACCAGCGCAGCAACGCTCGGTGCCACTGTAAACGGTTACGTCAGAATCGACGACGAGATCCTTCAAGTTACTGCCATTAACGGTAACACCTTGACAGTTACTCGCGCTGTTCTGGGTACTGCTGCTGCCGCTCACACTGACGGTGTAGACGTTACTAGACAAATTGTAACCGCTGACAAGACTACCATTAACGAGACCACCACTACTGGTGTTGCCGCTCCTCTTATCAAGAACCTTGATGAGTATGAAGCAGTTACTGAGTCTGCCGCTAACAACTGGAAGTGGGCTGCTCGCTCTCCTGGTACTTACGGTAACAGCCTCAGAGTTGTAATGACTGACGCTGGTCCTGACCAGATGTTGTTCATGGGATCGCCTTCTACTGGTTCTGAGCACAAGTTCACTACTGGTAAGAGAGTTGTTGTTTCCGCAACCAACTCCCGCGCTACCATCTATAACTATGTCATCGAACTGACTCTTGAAGCAGGTTCTACCCTCAAAGGTGACTTTGCTGCTGGTGCCCAGTTTGTTGCTGGTTCTGGTGCTGGTAACTCCTACACCACTGATATCGCTGGTGATATCCTTGCTTACAATGCTAAGACTCGCACACTGCAAGTCAGCATTGACTACGATAACACCACTGACTACTTCAAACTCAACGATAAGATCCAAGAGAAGGTTAGTGGCAGCACCACTGGCGACGAAGCAATCATCACTGCTGTTAAGCGCAAACTGATGGTCGTTCTTGACCCAGGTGCTACTGCATTCACTGCTAACCAAGACCTCTTTGACTCTTCCACTCTCAGTGGTGAAGAGAACGCAGGTGTTACCGTTAACATTGATAGTATCTCTGGTGAGTATGAGTCCAGAGAATATGACCTCAACCAGAAGTGGTCCTCCATTGCTCGCAGACCTGGAACTTCTTCCTATGCTGCTGATCGCGGTGGTCACCATGACCTGATGCACATCCTCGTCATTGATGGCGACGGTGGTATCACTGGCGTACCTGGTTCGGTTCTTGAAAAATTCCTGGATGTATCTAAGGCATCTGATGCTAGATCTCCTCAGGGTGCAAACATCTACTATAAAGATGTTATCAAGGCACAATCCAAGTACCTCTTCTGGGGTTCTCATGAGGCAACTCTTGCACAAGACCTTGACGGTACTAGCGTTGATTCTATCGGTGGATCTGCTACCAACCGCCACTTTGACCCATTCAAGTCCTCTGACGCTATCGTCTCCAAAGACGGCGCAGGTGTCGCAGTTCTCGGAACAAAGAATGCTTCTACTGTTAAGTATTCTCTGAAAGGTGGTGTTGACGGTTATACCGCTCAACGCGACAAACTGTTCGATTCCTACGACATGTTTAGCGACCCTGAGACCGAGGAGGTGGATTACATTCTCATGGGTCCCGCAATGTCCAACGACATTGACTCCCAAGCGAAGGCACAAAAGTGCATCGATATCGCTGCCACTAGAAAAGACTGCATGGCATTCATCTCGCCCCCGAGAGATTCCGTGATCGGTGTTTCTAACAACAACGACATCGTAGAGAAGACTATCGAATTCTTCGATGGACTTTCCTCCTCTTCGTACGCTGTATTTGACAACAACTACAAGTACATCTACGACAAGTATAACGACAAGTATCGTTATCTCCCCTGTAACGCTGACGTTGCTGGTCTGACTCTGAGCACTGCTCTGAATCAGGAACCTTGGTTCTCTCCTGCTGGTTTCACCAGAGGTCAACTCCGTAACGCTGTGAAGCTTGCATACTCTCCTCTGAAAGATCAGAGAGACAGACTGTATGCATCGCGAGTTAACCCGATCGTTGCATTCCCTGGACAGGGCATCGTGCTCTTCGGAGACAAGACTGCTCTTTCAACTGCTTCTGCTTTTGACAGAATCAACGTTCGTAGACTGTTCCTCGTGATCGAGAAAGCAATCGCAACCGCTGCTAAATCACAACTCTTTGAACTGAACGACGAGTTCACCCGTCAGGGATTCAAGAACGTCGTCGATCCTTATCTGAGAGGCGTGCAATCACGCAGAGGTGTTGTTGACTACCTCGTCGTTTGTGACCGTAGCAACAACCCTGATGACGCCATTGATCGTGGCGAGTTCTTCGCGGAAATCTTCGTGAAACCCACCCGCTCCATCAACTTCATCACGCTGCAATTCACTGCCACCAGAACTGGTGCATCGTTCTCCGAGATCGTTTCCTAAGGGCGGTCTCCCCTTTTTTCCTTTTCATCAATACACATAACGGAGTCAATCAATGGCAAATCCTAGAAAAACAGGGAGGACGCCCCAGCAAAATCAGCGTCAAAGACCTGGACAAGTCGAAAAACTTAATGTCGTACAGGACATTATTAGTTTTAGGAACCAGATTCGCGAACTTGCTCGCCCTAATCTGTTCCAAGTGGAGATCAACTTCCCCACTAAGGTTGAAGAAATCTTCCAAGTCAACTCTGCCGATGTTCCTGAATCTCAGAACAACAGCACTGGCAATGCCGAAGGCGCTCGCCTCTCTACCTTCCTTGTGAAGGCAGCAAACCTTCCCGCTTCTACTGTGGGTGTGGTTGAGGTTCCTTTCAGAGGTCGTACTCTGAAAATCGCTGGCGACAGAACGTTTGAACCTTGGACTGTTACCGTCATGAACGACGAGAACTTCCTGCTCAGACGCAAACTGGAAGAGTGGTCCCGTATCATTCAG